TTTCTTTTATTGTTATGTTTTTACCATCTCTATTAATTATATAATATGATGGAGTTGCTAATATTATTTCATATTTAGTAAAATCCTCTTTAATCTCAACAACTTCTGGTTCTTTTTCTACTTCAATAGCAGAAACTTTTTCCTCTGTTTCAATTATAGATTCTTCTACTACTTTTGTTTCAACAGTTTCTTCAACAGGAACTGTCTTTGTAACATTAGCCTTTTTAGTATTCTTTTTATTAGCCATTTGTAGTTCCTCCTTTTTTAACTGAGTACAAGTCTGCCAATCATCAGTATTAACTAACCTACGTTGAGTAGGACAATACCTTTGCTTAGTACAATATTTGCCGGTCAAAGAGCAGGTTAAACTCTGCTCAAGACCAACTTTTTTATATTGACTATATTGACAATTTATTTTAGCCATAAACTAAAATTATTCAGCAGTTACAGTAGCAATTACATTCGCATCTACTGATGGTTTTTCAGTAATAGTAGCTTTAATAGTTGCTGAACCAGCTGCCTCTGCAGTTACAACTCCAGAATTATCTACAGATGCTTTTGTATCGTCATCTGAACTGAATGTAATAGCAGATACTGGTGCTAAGAATGCAGCACTTCCATCGTTAGGAATAGCAAATACTTTTAAAGTCTTTGTTGCTCCTTCTACTAATGAGAAATACTGAATCTGGAGTCATTGATAATGTAAATGCTCCTGTCATTGAAGCTCTTGGAACTTCAACTTGTAATGTACCAATTCTATTTGTTGTAGAATCAGAGCTACATAATTGAGCCTCCATAACTAATCTAATTGTACTTGGTAACATATCTGCATAAACAGTAATTTGTTGAGCAGAAGCGTCATTAGTATAATATCTTACACAAACATCACCAGCATATGTACTATCACTCATATTAAATGAACTTCCTGTGAAAGTAACTCTTTCAATATTACCGTCTTTATCAGTAACCCAACCATATAAAGTTGTTCCAGAAATTGCTAATGGAGTTCCAGTAACAGTTCCAGCTCCGTTTTCAACTGATATAGTTTCAGTAGTCCATACATTAGCTCCAGTTGTAATGGCAGAACCTACGTTTAATGCTAAATATGGTAATGAGAATTGAGCTTCATTAATAGTAATGTTCATTTCAGCAGTGTGATAATAAATATATTGTAATTGGTTACCTTGACCCGCACGAACGTCGGTATTTGATAAAGTTGTTTCAATAGAACTGTCCATTAATGTAGTACCAACGAATAGTAAGTTATCGTCAGAATCGTAACCATATACATTAGCTGTACTTACTAAAAACTTTTTCATATTTTATCCTCCTTCATTTTTTTATTTATTTATATCATCTATTTTATGGTGCATTTCTTCAGCATCAACTTTAACATCTTCATAATTATCTGATTTTGTTAAATCAGCCATCCAATGTTTAATATGGTCTTCATCTTTAAATTTAACCATACCAGACATTTCAGCACCTAAATAAATTTCATAATGCAATTTATGGTCAACACGCTCTAATATTTTGCTAAATTTTCTGATTGTTAAATCATAAATATCTTGCATTTTTAAAGGTGTCGATATTAAGACGCATATCATTTGGTCTTCTAAAGAACACATTTTATATGCGTTTTGTTTCATTTTATAGACCTTTGCTTTATCCATTGCGTCTCTTACTTCTTTTTGAATAGTTTCGTCTATATGTTCTATACTATTTTGCATAAAAATAATATCGGTCATTTTATCACAATCATCAGAATTGTAAGCGACCCCATTTATTTTAAAGATAGCTTTACCGTTTGAATCTGTTCCAAACCAAAAAGAGCTATCATCATCTATATGTAAAACCATCTTCAACAGCTCCTTGAACATATACAAATATGGTAACTCAGTCGTACTAGCCATATAATACAAAAATTGTAAATATGTCATTGATATAACTTCTGGGTTAGGAATACTATTCTTATCTAATAATAAACAATTTATATAGAAATGAAAATCTAAATATTTATCCATAGTAGCAGGATAAATAAGTAAATCTTTATAAGGTATTGGTTTATCATAGAATAAATAAAAATCATATTCTTTTATATCATTCATTAAGCTAAATTAACCCCCATTGTGATTACTTTACCTTTATATGGTTTTTCACCAGTAGTTATAATACGACTATAAGTAGTAACGCTAGCGTCGAAGTATAAGACCCCTACTCCATTAACGTCACAGCCATTTAATACTTCTAATAGTTTTTGAATTATAGTATCTAATCTAGTGGTATAATTTGATAAATGATTTATTTGAGAGTGTATAAACACTTCTATATTAACACAAACAATTCCATATGTTCTTGTAGTAGGAAATATTTGAGCTGGATAAATTCTTAAAAAACTTTTCTCTTTATTTGTGGACTCGTCCATAAAATAATCAAGAAAAACATTGAAATCATCTTGAGCTCCAATTCCATCATATATCATTGCAGCCTTTTCTTTTTTAGTCAAATTTGGTTTTGACCAGGCTTCAGCATCATTATATTTTAATAATTTCCATATAATTTCTGCTTCTGGATTTGTCATCAAATGTTCTATAATTTTATAACTTAATTCTGGCATAACACCATATGTTGCATAAGCATCTTTAACGGCTTTCATATCAACCATTAATATAACCCCCTTAATGTAAATTCAAATACTTCAAATAATTCATTATTATAAGAACATTGAACCTTCACCTTATTCTTTAAATATTTCTGCTTATTTTCAATAGTAAATGTATTGTTCTCTACTGTCATCCTATAATTTTGTCTAGGTACATTTTCACTTACATCTACAATAGTCAACATATCATCTTGTTTTATTCCATTTTTATATAAGTTAGCAGTTATAGAAATTGTTTCTCCCTCTAAAACATAATTTATATCTGGATTAATTAATATATTATATATATCTTCTTCTGTTTCAGAATCTAATACAGTTATATTTATAGAACCATAAACATTCTTATTATCTTCCATAGTAGCATATAATGTAACTTCTCCTGCTGAAATTGCAGTTAAAGTACCATCATTAATAGAGATAATATCTTCATCAGAAGAAGTCCAAATGACATTTTTATTTACCACTTCTTTTCCTCTATAAACAACAGCATTCAAAGTAGCTGTAGCACCAATATCAAAATAAGTGTTATTTTCACTTATATCAATACTATATTCATATCTTTCCGCACTAGCAAAACCATTTTCTATATCATCTTCTTGATAATTTATTTCATATTCTTCTATATAAAATTGAGTTAGCGTTGGTGAATGGTCATCCCCTGTAATTGTATTAAGAGAATTTCCTAAACCACCAGCATATAATCTAAATCCAATTCTTTGTTCAGGAACACCAAATAAAAATCTATCATTAGGTTTTATTTTGACAGTTCTACTATTACGTTGGCACCATACATATTGTTCAGCTTTACCAGTGACGATAGTCATAGTGTCATTATTATTCGTGAATCTTAACACTTGGTCTAAAATGCAAGGTTCATATATTTTATTCCCATTCTCATCAAAAAATCTCAATGTATTATTGCATCTTCTTACTTCTGCACTGGTAGATAATCCAGAACCTTTATCAACATTTGTAACTAAATAATAATTTCTACCCCATTTAAATTTCATACCATAATATGGTTCAGGAAAGTCTGGAGTAAAAATAAATACTTGATAATCATCTCCTACTTGAATACCCGTATTATAATTAACAACAGGTTCAACTCTAACCATTGGTATTGGTTTGAAGTCTCTTTGTCCATAATGAACTTCATATTGAATTTCATTATATTTAACATTAGGTGCATTATCAAATGTTTGGTGGCTTATTGCAACAAAATCATCATAATAAGCCTGCGTAGGATTGGTAATTCTAGTAGCCTGTGTGGCATTATAATACTTGAGTGCCATCCTTAATAACCTCATCTTTCATATTATTAATAAGATTAGTACAATGGTTTACTATGTATTTAACTCTATCGTGCTCTTCTGGACTAAAACTTTTCATTCCCTCTATCATATAAAGCAATTCTACATAATATTGGTTGTTTTTCCATAATTCACTAGCACCTATTAATTTGGTACTTAAAAAAGTAAGATGTTTTTGATAATTTTCATAAGCTTCATCACGGGAATATGCGATTTCACTATTTTTATTTTTTCCTTCAAAAATAGGCAATGTTTTCCAACATTGATTTATTAATATAGTTAAAGAATCTAGTGTAGCTTTTTCATCTAAATTAAAATCAAATTTCATTTTAATCTAACGCCCACTTATTTAACCAATTAGATTTGCTAAAACTATAAGTAGTCTTTTTAGTAGCAACTTCTTCAATTAATTGGTTTCTTCTATTTATTTTAGCGTTAAGGTTATTGGCTTCCGAATATCTGTGTGCTTCTTTATTATTTTGCATCATACCAGTAATTTGTCTGACATCATTTATTTCTTTATCAAGCCACGCTATAACAGTATAGTCAGCTATGATACTTTTTTCTATTTCAGTTAAAGCACAATTAAATACTCTAGCTGAACTATCTCTATCAGATAAATCCTGTCTACAATTTTCAAAATTTGCCAATCCTCTAACCATAAAACCTTCTAAAACTATATTGAAATCTTTTGGTGAAGCTACCGCTAATCTATTCAAGTGATAATCCTCAATGGACACTAAAGCGAGGTCAATTATATCATCATATGAAGTAGTTTCTGTTACTTCTTCATTTTCTGTAGTATTTTCTTCTTCAGTTTCATCTACTGGAGTTAATACTTCATCTTCCATATATACCCCTCCTAGTTCTTGTCACTTTTCATATAATCCATTAAATCTTTTGCATTTTTTACTTCGCTCATTATATCTATATTCATATCTTCATTTATAACTTGAACAATATTCATATCGACACTAGATGAGTCTTTTGCTAATTTATCAAATATAATTCCTTTTAAATTTTCTTTTTGATTTTTAGTCATACCACTAAAAATTTTTGTGAATGCTTTTCTATCTTTATTTAATAAATCAAGCATTCCATCATAACTTAATAGTTTCTTATAAATGTTTTCTAATCTTTGACTTTTAATTACTTCATCGTCATTAATGAATACATTTCCTCCCTCAATAAAATTTTTATTATTTTTAATGATTTTTTTAACGTCATCATAAGGGATAGACTGTTGTTCTCCTATTTCTTCAAATGTGTAAACAACACCTTGCCCATACCCTTCGGTTGATAAGTTTAATTGACCAACTGTTAACGACGTCAAAACTACATCTTTATTATTATCTCCGATATATTGAGTGATGTTATTTACTGTTGGTTCGCTAGCTGTTTTAGTAGCAGCAGCCATACCTTTAATTAATTCTTCTAATTCAGAAATACGATTTTCTAAATTTTTTGTGTATTCATCTTTTTTTACTTCTTCTTTTTTAACTGTACTATTCTTTTTTGTAGTAGTAGCCATAATATTATCTCTCCTTTTTTACTAAAAATAAGAGGGGATGAAATTAATTTCATTACCCCTCAATATATATCTGTTAATATAAATCAAATTATAGAGCAATTTCACCAGCTAAAGCTGAAGTAAATGCACCAACACCATAAGATTTATATAATGTAGCAACTTGTTGTAAGTTTGCATTATAGAAGTTAGTTTCGTTATTTGCTAATGTAGAACCTTCAACAAATACTTTAACTAATTTGTCAGTACCTGGGCATAAAACATAGATTTTTTGGTCGTCTAATTTAACTGCAAATTCAGTTTTATAATCAGCAACTTGTTCTAATTCTACGCAAGAAATTCCAAAGAAATCTCTTAAGTAACCAACTTTAACGTATTCATCTCCTAATAAGATTCTAGTATTTGTAGATGCAGGTAAGATTTTTGATAATGCTAATTTAGTTCCTAAGAAGATAGCTTGTCTTCCACCATTCCAAGCACTAACTTTTTGAGCTAATGCGATAGCAGAATCTTGATTCCATCCAGAAATCTTTAATGCAGCTGAACCAGTAGTTGGTAAGTTATTCATCATAGTAGCGAAAGCATCATAAATGTCATATCTCATTTGAGTTTCAATAGACATAACAGCTTTTCTTACGAATTCAGCTAATGTATAAGCTCCTCTTAAAACATCATATAAAGAAATACCTACAGAAATTGCGTGTACTTCAGGAACTACAGTCTTTTCTCCTTTGAATTGTCTAGTTATATCAAAATCTCTTCTTGCTCTTCCACCTTTAGCAACAACAAATAAATCTCTTGGTTCAATATCAACTTTTAAAGTGTCTCCCCAAGAACCGTTTTTAACTTCTGCAATAACTCCTAAATCTTTAATTAAAGCGTCAGGTATAATTAAATCAGTAATCATACCAATAATAGCAAATGCAGATTCTTTAACATCAGAGAAGTTGCAGAATTGAGCTAAATCATTATAATCGCTAACTTTTCTTCCTGACATTCTTTCGATTTCATCTGTATAGAATTCTAACATTTTGCTGTTCATTTCTTCAAATGTAGTACCAGCTGCACTACTTTTTTTACCATTTATATATGATTCATAATATTCAACAAATTTTGAATAAGCGTTCTTTCTATCTTCATCATTTGCTGTGAATGCTAAAACACTATTTGGTAATCTCATTTTATATTCCTCCTTCTAATATTTTATTAATTATTTCTTTTTATTCTTTTGTTTTTTTGTTATTTATTAGATAGCAACGCATTCTAATAATACTGCTGCAACTCTTTGTGAACCAATGTTAGTTGCTCCACCAATTGAAATATAATCATCAGCATTTAATACTTTATAAGATAATCCTGAAACAGCAGCACTAGCGTATTGTAATTTGTTTTCTCCAGTAGCAACAACTGCATAATCATCAGCAGTTCCTTCAATACCAGCAGCAGAGATTAAAATTTTGTCTCCAACTTGTGGTCTATAAGCACTGAAAACCTTTCCTGCTACGTTAGTGAATGTTCTTGGGTCATTGATACCAATTTTATATTCATTTCCCATAGCATCTGTAATAATTGTATCTTCTGGACTAAATGCCATATAGATATTGTGTAAATCTTCACCAATAGCAGCTACATCATAAACTTGTTCTTCGCTATAATCTCCAGCAGCGAAAACCATACCATTGTCAATGTCAGTTTCAGCAATAAAACTTGCGTTGTATGAATCAACATTTTTAGCAGCAACTAAACTTGGTATTAATACTATTTTTTCGTTCATTTGAATTTCCTCCTTCTAAATTTTTAATTATTTCCACGTATATTTAGATGTACTTTCTTGTTTATCTAAAACATCGTTAACAGCCATTCTTGTAAAATTTTTATCTTCAACTTTTTTACTAGCCTTAACTTTATCAAAAGCTTTAGCTTTTACTTCATTGTCAAAGATATTTAATTCATCTAATGAATATTTCTTAGATTCTTCTCTTAACTCTGAAATTTCATCTGCACTAAATAAATCAACTACACCAGAAATTATACTTTCTATTTTTACTGATTTTTCTTTAGCTTCATATTTTTCAACTTTGTCTCTTAGAACCTCACATTCTTGTTTTAAAGAATCTCTTTCTGCTTTAACAGTTTCAGGGTCTTCTTCTTTTTCAGGTTCATCAGTTTCACAATTTTCAGTAGGAAGATTTTCTTCATTTTTACATTCTTTTTCAACTTCTTCTACATCTGATTCGTTTTTACATTCTTTTTCAACGTCTTCAACTTCCTCAGATTTAGCTTCGTTTTCTACTTTTTCTTCTACATCTTCCTTAGATTCATCTTTATCATCTGAATCGTCTGAATCATCTGAATCATTGTCATCGTCATCATCATCTTCTGATTTGTCATCTTCAGATTCAAAGTCTTTTTCTTTATCATCTTCAGAATACATAGTTTTATCGTCTTCTTTAGATGATTCTTCTGTAGTTTCTTCAGTTTTAGTTTCTTCTTCAACTTTTTCTTCTTCTTTAGTTTCAGCTTTAACTTCAACTTCTTCAACTATTTCTTTAGTTTCATCCATTGTACCTGTCTCCTCCTTTCCTGAAAATTCCACCATAGCAGTATCATCACGGTGTTCATTATAAACTTTTAGTGCATTTTCACAGTCAAATTTGATTATAGATGCACTACTGCCTTCACAGGCAGGTACGTGGCTCAATCCTAAAATGGTAACCCCATTAAATACAAATTCATCTATAGTTAATAGGTTATCATTTTCATCAACTTGTCCCCTTAAGACAGTTATTTCCATTGAAACATCTCTTTGATTACCTTTTTCTTTAAAAATATCATAAGCCCATTTAGCATAAACTTTTGACATTATAGCTTGAGCAACCAAATAAGTTCTTCCTTTTCTTTTTTCAAATTTCATTTTTGAACTTTCTGGGAAGAACCCTACTATCATTTCATCTGGTTCGTGTCCTTCAAAATCATTTCCATCAAAACCTGCAACTAAAAATTTATTTTTTAATGTATCTTTAGCTTTTACTAAGGCTTCTCTTGAAATAGGGACATTGTGTCTATTATTACCATCGTGGCAAACATATATTTCTACAGTTGCCAATTGTTCATCTGAATATTCTTCAGGTAATATTTCAAAATTTTCAATATCTAATAAAAATTTATCCATCTATCAACCCCACCTTTCTCAACAATTGAAGTTTGGCAGGTAAATGAAGTAAAACTTTTTCTAATCTTTCTGTTTTGGCAAATTTCATTTTTTTGCCTTCTCTTCCTAATAGTGGAAATCCTTCTTCTATTAGGAAGTTACCTATTTGTTCTCCACAAACATATATATTTGAGAAGTTAATATTTTTTGAATTTACTATAAACATATAAGCCCTCCTTTATAGGTTTCCACCTTTCTCTATATTAGACCCTTTATCTCTAGTCTCACTACCACTATTTGTTAAATCTCCATCTTTAACTTGAGGTCTTCCAGCACCATTATTTGCCGTTGAACCAGCAGTAACATTTCCTTGAGTATAAATATTAATCATAGGTCTTAATTTATCAATAAAGTCACTAGCGTTCATTTCTTCCAATTCTCTTTCTAATTCTATTTTATTCATTCCTAATGATGAGGCGATTTTATTTGGAAGAACAACTCCTTTATCAGCATATTTAAATGCTTCATCTTGTCTAGCTTCTCTATCGAATTTGTCATTTGTTCCAACAAATCTAAATGCCCATTTAAATTTTTTAGTATGTTTATTTGCATAATATTCTAAGAAATTTTCAAATTGAGGATATATAGATTTAATTAACATTCTATCTATATCAATAGAAAATTGAGTTTCTATTGCATTTTGATTTTCACTTGTTGAAAATATT